AGAGGAGCGGCAGGCGATCGCGCGTATGGGGCGTCGGGTCCAGGAGGTAGAAGTCGCTGACGCGGAGCGGCCGAAACCGGGTCATCCCTCATTGACCTCGGCGCGCGGCGCGATCGCAAGGACTGTCATGGGCAGCGGGTCGTCGTTCTCGAAGTAGACACTGGCCTCCAGGTCCCAATCCTGGTCGGTGCCCACTTCGACCGCCCCGGTGAACAGCGGGGTGGCGCGGTCCATCGGCTGGTCCGCCTCCATCATGATAAGGTTGCGGGGCGGGTAATGCACGCCGTCGCCGACCGCGGCCTTGCCGCCGACCGAATTGAGCACGTAGACGATCACCTGGTTGACGCCGGTACGATGGCCGAGATTGGCCCCGAGGCGCGTACCCCCGACGAAGCGCTCGGTCTCACCCAGGAACTTGTAGGGCAGGCCGACCGACACGACGCTGGCCGGATAGTCGAGCGTGACGGAACCGCCGCCGGACACCGTCTTGCGCAGGTGGACCTTGCCGTCCGCGAGGATGGCGACCTCCCGGCCGGCAAGATGCGCGAGCCCCGATACGGTCGTCACCTGCTTGCGCGCGGTAGGCGCGTTCCAGTTCGTGGCGGCCTGGTTGTTCACGACCGTCAGGTCATCCCAGCCCGTGCCGTCCACGCCGGCCAGCGTGTAGGTGTCCGTCGTGACCCCGGCGATCGTGGCGGCCAGGTAGTCGAGCTGGTGCGGCTCCTGCGCGACGCGGTGGCGGATGCTGTCTCCGTTGGAGAAACCGTGGCCGGGGCAGGTAATGACGACCGGATTGGTCTTCGTGAAGCTGGTAATCAACTTGGGGCTGTCGAGGCGCAGGCCGACATCGACGTAGTGCGCTTGGTCGAGCGCGGCGATACGCTGGCGCACCGTGGCGCCTTGGCGGGGGAGCGTCGGGCGATAGGGCGCGGCCATGTAGCAGACGTACGTGGCCCCGTCGTAGGTCGCGAGGAACCACAACTCCTGCAGCTTGTTGTCCGGGTTCACGACAGAGACCACGTCCTCGACCACCACGTCGGTCCCGACCCAATGGCGCGCGGCCGCGATCACCTTCTGGTCTGGCTCGTAGGTGAGGGACACGAGGCCACCGTCGCCGTGGACCAGCCAGACGGTGCGGTCGGGCGTCTCCTGGAAGGCCGAACGGAGCAAGCCGCCGAGCCCGTTCTCGTCGGTGTCCGGGATGTCCTCGCCCAGGAGGAGCAGGTTACGCGAGGAGAAGTTGTCCTTCACCACGTCGTACTTCAGCTCGTAGAACTCGCGCTGCGAGGCGTGCGTGAACAGCACGACGTTGTCGGTTTGGATCGGGGGCAGCGCAGCCGAGCCGCGGGTGGTGGCCGAGCGCACGACCGTCGTCTTGGGGGTCATCACCCCCGCGTCGCTGGCGAAGGCGCGGAACTCACCGCCCGAGGAGCCGACGATCATGTAGTTGGACATCGAGGCCAGCCACAGGATGGTTTGCAGGCGCTTGCCCTGGACGCGCCGGACGATGGCCTTGTCGTCCTCACCGATCGTCGGGGTCGAGCCGAAGTTCGTGCCGCGGTCGAAGTTGTCGTAGTCGTCCGATACCGAGCCGACCAACACGTCGGGGGACATGCGCGTGCCGGCGTACCACAGGCGCCCATCGTGGAAGAGAACCGCGCGGGGGCCATCGGAGTTGGAGAACAGGCCCATCGCCCAGTCCAGCGTGGCAGTCGTAGTGGTCGCTGCCGGGTCGGCGGCAACCTTAGTCGGTATGACTTCCGCGGTGGTCGAGGTCAGGACGTTTGAAATCTGGTAGGTGCCGTCGAACCACCGCACCGCCCGGCCAATGTCATCGGCGTCATTGAGCCCGCCGGGGCGCGGGTCGGCCGAGAAGGTGATGACGTTCGTCCCTAGGTTTACGGCCAAGGTGGTCGAGGTGATGTTGGACGGCTGCATCGGGAAATTGCCGTCCTTGAACACAACGCCCCCGATCGAGAAGGTCTGGAGCCCCGTACGGGTCAGCTTCTGCGGGAACTTGCCGGGGTGCGCCAAGTACATCACGTCGACCTGTTGCGCGGTTCGGATCGCGAGGGGGCCGCCGAAATCGTCGTTGCCGTATGGGGACGCGATCTCGTACGGGACGCCCGGCGAACTCTCGATGACGCCGTGGTTGGCGTAGAACCGGACGTACTCGTCACCGAATTCCAGCACGTAGGCTTGGGTGGTGCTGAACTCAAACGGGATCAGGCGTGCGCGGTCCGCTGAGTCCTTGACCTCATTGACAAAGCGGCTTCCGGGACGCTTGCGCGCCGGTCCGTGAATGCGCGGCAGAAAGTTTTCCAGGCGCTCGCATCCCTTGCGGAACTTCTCCAGATCAATGCGCCCCTTGAACTCAGGCGACAGTTCGCCGGCATTGAAGGCGTTGAGGATCGGACTCGACTTCGCCATATCAGTACCTCACCTTGATCCAGTCGTCTTCCTCGTACTGGACAGGCGGGTTCTCCTGACCGTCGATGCGTTTGGCAGCCACCAGCGACTCCACGTACATCTGCATCGCCAGTTGCTTTTTCTGAATACTCTGAGTCAGGGGTTCTGCGAGTTCGATCGCAAGACACGAGGCCACCGCGTCAATGAACAAAGCGTCGTACTTGTTCGGGTCTTCTTGGCGGAAGATGTAGCGCACATAGAGCGCGTCAGCATTGGCGAGAATCGTGTTGCTCTCGACCTGATACTCACCGGTCGAGAGGTCACGAATCTCGACCAGGCGCAACCAGTCGGCCGGCAGCGGGAACTGATTCTCGAAACCCCATGCCGGAGCATCGGTGCTCGGAGCCAGAATGTCGCGCTTCATGGCGAAGTTCCACGGGTGTTCGCGCAGCACTTGATCGCGCACGAGAGGCCAGTTGCGCGAGCACAGGTTCGCGGCCTTGTTGCCATCAGTCAAGCTGATGATCGGGTTTTGCCCGAGTTTGTCGAGTGCCTTGTTGCAGACGTCGATGATCGATGACATTCCGGCCCCTCAATGGACAAAGGGCCGAAGCCCCTTGTCGTTACGGCGCGATGTAGTACAGGTACGCGACCGCGTAGTCCGCACTGGTCGGCAGTGCCGCAGTGCCGACAGTCGCCAGCACCGTCTCGGCAGACGTCAGTGCAGCATCATCCATCGCAGCCGCATTGCCGAACAGAGTCGGCGTATTGGCGGCGGTGAAGGTTGCGGCCGTGCGGTACTTGCCCGTGGCACCCGAGACGCCGATGGCGATGGTGGCCGAGGCGCCGGCCGTAGCCGACGCAACGATCATGCCGTAGGCGAACGTGTAGCCGGCCGGCACGCGAGCCAGCACGATGTCGTCGCCCGAGGCTTGACCGTCGTACGGGATCGTGGCGCGGAAACAGCGAACACGGGCGCCCTGGAAACCACCGCTGTTCTGGGTGGTCGGGATCGTACTGATCCCTGCGACTTCTACTGCATAGGTTGTTGCCATGTCAGTTCTCCCTTACTCGGTACAGAGTATTTCAACGACCTTCTTTTCCTCGACTCGCGTCGCACCGAAGGTTCCTTTGACGTACACCTGCGTCGAGTACGACTTGTCGGCGCGCTCACCGATGCGGGTGTTGATGTCGTTCCACATGCCGACGTGAAGGCCGGACTTGGCCCAGGCGATGACACGACGGGCGCTGGAACCATCGACACCCAGGCGCTCGATCTGGATGAACTTGAACCCCATGAAGGTGTCCACGTTGCCCTGAACGAGAGCCTTGACGGTGTTGTAGTCGCTCGACGTCACCTCGGTAGTCGCCAGCAGGTCTTCGATCTGCTCGGCAGTGACCGCGATGCACAGTTGGTCCATGTCCATATCGACTTCGTTGCGCATGAAAATCTTCTTCGCAGCGCGCAGCTTGGCGATGGTGAGACCGCTGGCGGCAGCGGCGATCTGCTGCGTGGCCGTGGCAAACCCGGTGGTCGTGGTGCCGTTCTCGCCGGTCTTGGCGTCACCCAGAGCCGCAGTGACGATCAGGTCGTCCATCGCACGGCCGAGGGCGTAGGCGCCGTTGGTGGCGTACGAACTGGTCGGGTCGATCAGCATGCGCAGCTTGTCCTGATCGTCGATCATGTCGGCCCACTCGTAGTCGGTCGGGAAAACCCAACGAGCATCGTGCGGGGTGGAGATGAGCGGCGTATCGGAGTGGCGGCTGGTGCGGACCTGTGCGGTCACTGCGCCGACTTGTTCGACGGCCTTGGCGGCCTTGCCGGTATAGCTGCCGACGGTACAGTAGTCGCGCAGCTTGGAACCGCGCTGCTGAAGCAGCAGGGCAACATTGGTGGTGTACTGCTGTACAAAAGCAGTCGTGACTTCAAAGCTCATGATGAGACCTCGCTAAAAAATGGATCAAGTCTGTCCGGTAGAGATCGACTTGTCCGCTTGAGCGGGGTCTAGAAACGCAGGCATCTTGTTGTCGGTTGTCTTTGCAGGCCGACCCGATTTTCCTGACGCTTGCGAGGCCGGTACTTCCTCGCTATTCGAGGATACATAATCCTCGAACTTTTTGCAAATCTCGATGGTGTGCTCGGGCGTCGTGAGTCCGACACGCGACGCCTGGGGAATCAGGAGCTTCAGCAACTCCAGTCGCACGGCTGCCTTATCCATGAGCGGCCCCCATGAGTCGGGTCATCTTGGCGATCGCATCCTTGTCACCATTCAGGTACTTCGCCATGAACTGATTGTCCATCTTCAGGTCCGCGATCTGCTGCTTCGCGGTAGCCGGCGACAGGGCGAACGAGGTGCCTTCACGCTCGCCACCGGCGAACGAGTCCTCGCCCATCTTGGACCCGAGCGTGGCGAACAGGCGCAAGGTTTCCGCGGTGCCGAGCTTCGCTTCCATCGCGTCCAGCTTGGCCTGGTCGTATCCGAGCGCCGCAGCCGCGCGACGGCCGGCGTCAAGGTTCTGCTCGAATGCCTGACCCCACTCCTTCTTGACGTCAGTGACCTCGCGCTCCGAGGCTGCCTCCATTTCAGCTTCCGACTGCTGCCCCAGACCTATGACCAGTTCATTCCAGTCACCATAGACCCCGGCTGCCTGCTTGGCGGACAGCCCGTGCTTGTGGGCAATGGTCTTGTAGGCGTCGGTGATCTTGGGGTCCGCGTCAGCGGGCATCTTCAAGTCGTACTTGTCCGGCGAGTCCGGGCGACCGAGCTTCGCGTAGAAGTCGTTGATCTTCTGCGGGTCAGCATCCTCACCCGGCAGTTCCACGAGCGCCTTGGACCCACCGGCGAACTTCTCCAGGTTCCGGTAGCTTGACAGCAGGTCAGCCGGCGACTGCCAGCCCTTCACGCCCACGTAGGCTTGGGTGTCCTCATCAAACCCCGCGTTCCACGGAGTTGCTTGGGTTCCGGTGGTCGTTATTGCAGCAGCACCGGTATCGGCGCTACCGTTATCGCCCGACAGGGCGGCAGCAGCTTCACTCATTGTAATCCTCAGAAGGTAGTGGGTTGCGCGATGCCGCGAATCACGGCCATGAAGCCGCGTTGCAGGTCTGTCGCGCCGATGCTGATCCAGCGCTGGTCGAGTGTTGCGCCGGGCCGAAACGCCCCAACGTCGCCACCTTCCGGACCCTCCATGTTCTGAGGTACGTACGTGCGCAGCTTGTCGATGTACGCGCCGCACTGCTCGGCCAACGCTTTACCTTCGTTCATCAGCGCGACCTCGGCTTCCGTCAGTTGGCGGTAGCCGGTTACCTTCGGTTGAATCATTGTTTCCATTATTCGTAATCCTCAATCAGTTGAACAACATCATCTTCGGTCAGATTCAGATATGCCTGAATCCGCAGAAACACCTCGCGCCGGCCTTCCAGCAGGTACGTGGTGTGCACATTGTTGACGTCTGCTGTCGGCAGTGATGCCCGACAAAAGCGTCTGAGGTCCGCCAGCACCTTCCGACCCTCGGGGTTGTCGAATGTCTTGACGTAGGCGCGACGGCGCTTCAGGGTCAGGGGGTTCAGGTTCATGCAGCACCCCGCAGCAGGTTCTGCGCCTGGGCGGCATCCTTCATCGCGGCAGCCAGCGGCTGTGCTGCCTGCATGTCCATCATCTGCTTCTCCTGTGCCGCCCGGTCGTCGCGCAACTTCTTGATCGTCTCGGGACTGCGCAGCACCGGTGTCGGCACGCCGGATACCTCGGCCGTCAGACGGGCAAGCTCGTCGCGGTCGAAGATGTCCAGCACGGTCGGGTCGATCTGGGCGAACGGAGACAGAAGCTCCATCGTGCGCTGCACACCCACCAGTTCCTCGGCCCGCTGCATCCGGGACATCGGGGAGTCATAGACGATCTCGTACTCGCCACCGGCTTCCCGCAGGATGTCCGGCATCGGCGGCAGGATGCGGTGGAACATCAAGAGGTCAAGCTCGCGCTCGATCAGCGGACCCAGAGCCTCCGACTGCTGTCGCCCCATCGTCGGGGTCAGCAGCATCCCCTTCTCCTGAGCACGGATCAGCGCCTCGGTGGCCGTCATCCGCGGCGTCTCCACGAGAATCTGGAACAGGGTCACGAGGAACGCGTCGTCGATCGCAGCACGGCGCTGGTCCATCTTCCCTTCAGCGATGTCCACGCGCGCACCGGTGCCGAACGGCTGGAGCATCGCCTGACCGTTGCGATTGACACCGCCGACGTTCAGGCCACCGGGGCGCATGTTCACCGTGGTCGCACCGCCACCGAGAATCCCATCATCGTGCAGCAGGATCGGCGGGTCGATCAGCTTGTGGACGGCCCGGATGTCGGTCTTGGCCATCTCGTTGAGCATCTTGATGTCCGGCAGCGCCATCATCGCGGGGCTGCGGCCATAGACCTCCTCGGGTGCCGTGACGTACCGGCTGATCGAGTACGGAAAGCTCGTGTAGCCGCCCTCCGGGGCGACCAGCATCTTGTCCGCCACCGAGATGTAGTAGGAGGCGAACGGCTTGCCTCGGGCATCCACGCGGCCGGGGTCAAGGTCACCACGAGGCATGACGACGTGAAGGAAGTCGAATTTCTCGTTCTGACGCTGCGGACTTTCGAGCGCCTTGAGCACCCGTTCCGGCAGCATCTTCTCACCCCACCGCTGCGCAGCCTGGCGCGCGGTGTATTTGAAGCACCGATACACGGTGTCAATGGCGCCCTGATGGTTCTCCAGCAGGAACGTGTCCTTGAGGTTCAGGCAGCGGTATCGCAGGCCGACCTTGGGGTCGAAGTCGATGAACAGGGAGCCTGTGCCGAACGCGCCCGTGGATACCCACCGCTCGTAGTTCTGGCCGGCGAAGTTCGCCTTCGGGGAGTACCGAGCGGCGTACAGGATGTTGTTCGCCTTGTAGAACCAGTCCTGCACCTCGAAGTCCCGGTTCAACTCCTCGTCCGTGGTGCGCAGGTTGTGCCACTTCTGCGCTCGGGGCGTGAGCATGGAGTCCATGACCGCGGCGAAGCGGTCGAGGGCGATCTGCGGCCGGGAGTCGAAGACCTTCTGAGTCCGCTTCTCACCGTCCGTGCGCTCCCCGACAAAGCCGATCTGGCGAGGAAGCACGCGCTCGGCGATCTCCTCCCAATGGGCTTCCCATGTACCCCGGCTCCCTTTAAGAGCGGAGTACCGGTGGCAGATTTCTTCGACCAGAGTCATTGGTGCCTCATTTCTTCGGGGGTTTCTTTCCCTTGCCTTTTCCGCATCCCATGCTCATGTTCCTTTGGTGTCAGTGTCGCCCGGAGGCGGCTGTGTGGCGGTTACACACAATCAGACGGATGCGGATGCGATAATCGGCGCGGCATAGGCCGCGATATTGATATGCCCCGAGTTATCCGGATGCAGGCCGTCTGTCGTGTTCGTGGGGTCAAGCCACGCGCTTGCAGCGCCGCTGTAATCCGCCAGTAGCGCGTCCGTATCAATCAGCGTCACACCCATGTCGGTTGCAAGCGTTCGGATTGCAGCTTGCGAAGCACGCCGGGCCGTTTCCTCTGCTGCGCTCAGCGACGTGTAGGGCTGGAACGTCACAAGGATCGGAATGGTTCCAAGCTTGCGGCACTCAGCCACAAACACAGCAGCACGGGATATCTGTTGAGCGCGAACATCCGCTGTATCCCATGACGAATCGTTGGTCGTGAACGGGTAGTAAATTGCAATGTCGTATTCATCACGCGCAATCTCGTTTAGGCCAC